TTCCGGGGTCTTTAGCAAACGTCAGAACACCGCTGGTGAGAAATTTAATGCGCCAGTTCTGCGTCATGCCTTCCTTGCCGTCATCAATGAGCTGAAACTGTCCCGTATATTCAAACTCGGGCAGTTTGCTTGCTGCCGTATTCGTAATAAGGTTGAAAATCATCCGCCCACCTCCAGCCCGGTAAAAACCACCAGAACATTAACCGGAAACGCTTCTTCGGGGATCGTTTCAACCTTGAACGTCAAAGCATCCTGCTTCTGATCGACCAAAACAACGCCATTATCCATGAAGGGTTCCACATACTCTGGATCAAACGACATCACCACATGACAAATGTCTTTATTTTCAGAAACGCCAGCCAGTTCAATGTCGCGGGTATACGGACCGTCACCAGTCCAATTCCCAATAGGAATCTGAACGGTTGCACCGAATCCGTGTGCTTTCTTCTGGTTCAGTACTACACCCTGCTCGGCCGAAAGAACCTTCGACTCGCCGCCAGACGCAAGGTCGTTTACCACGTCGATCAGCTTCACGTAGCCAGCATTGATGAGGTTATTGATGACCTGAAATACAGTCTGAGCGGACCCCGCCTGCCACGGCATGTCCGTTCCATTGATGGTGATATTCCCGTCAACGGCCCTCTTGCGGTTGACCGTCAAAGTAGTTCCGTCACGGCCCGGCTCGCCCTTCAGGCTTGCCAGCCATTCCTCCTCCGACCCTTCGAACCCGTTTTTAACAGCGAGTTCATATGCGGATGGACCACGATAGTCATACATCCGCATCTTCATTTCGCCGTCATGGATGATTTCACTCATGCCTCTCACCTCTTTTGCTCGCCGCCAGAAGCGCTCCCCAGGAAAAGCCAATGCTCCCGACCAGCGGGATGATCCACACCAAATGCCATAAGCTCATCATTCTGCGTGCCCTCCTTATGTCACTATCGTTCCGGTCGGATCAGTGTACGTGCCTTCTTCCACCGCCTGCAAAGGCGTGTCCAGCCAGTATGATGCAATCGGAATGAACTCGCCCTTTACAAAATCCCGTCCGCGCAGGTGAATGCCGTTTTCGTACACATCTACGACGTAGCCCTCCGATTCTGCATACTTCGCAACATAGGCAGCATTCTCATATTCGCGAGGAACAGCCACTGATGGGATATGTACCGAGTGGATTCCGTACACCTGATCGTAGTTTGCCATCGGGTTATCCTTCTGACTTTCGAACGCCACGTGGGAATGTCCGTGGAACCAGATGCAATTTTTGTAGTGCCGCATTAAGGAAAGGAAAATTCGACCCGGAACATTCGAAAATCGAGACGTATTTTCCCCGCCAAGGATATCCGTCGTAGGCGATACATCGGGATAAGGATTTCCGCACCCGTCAAAACTGAGCAAGTGCTGAAAAACGAAGCAACGCTTGTTCCTGTTGACCTCCAGCGTGTCATGCAGCCATTGCATTTCCTCAACCGAAAACGGCCATTCGTAGTCCCAAGCCTTTTCTCCAACCATAATGAACACATCGCCGTTGTATTCGAATGAATACCACAGCCCTTGTCCTGTGTACGGACGAAGAGCATCGAATTCCAATCCATTTGTCGCATCATGGTTCCCGGCGATAGCGTATATCGGAGTATTAGACGCATATGCCTCGATATAGTCTTTTAATACTTGCATCTCCGAGGCCGTACCATTATTCGTAAAATCGCCACACAGCAAGATAAAAGCCACACGTTCTACGTCCGTGGAGTAGATCAACGCTACACGAAAGTCGTCCTGTGCGGTATCCTCTTGCAGGTGGATGTCGGCCAGCGCTACGAAGCTATACAGTTTCTTCGCAGGATTCGGCGGCGTAAGGGCCCCGAGCGGGATTTGGCCCACTCGGTTGCCCATATTGTCATAAATGCCAATTCGCCTCGCCCCCAAAGGCGCTACATTTTGCGGGATGAAAACTGTGTATGACATGATTTCACCCCCTTAGTCGGTAATGGTTTCGTTCAGCGCAAGCTTGCAATTTGCAAGCTGATCTTTGCTGGTCAATGCAGGGAGAGTGCCAGACGGCTTCGGCGATACTGCTGCGGATACACGGATATATCTCGCCGTAGTCTTGGATGCGTCCAAAGTTGTTACATAGTCCCCATTGTCTGTCTGTGTATCGCCAGTCTGTCGCATGGACACGTAACCCAAATGAGTCTTGTTTGCATCGTAATAGTTGAGGTAGGTGTAAGGGGTGCCTTGCGCGTTTGTCAGGTCGTTGACGTCAAAATACAGCCCCTTGTAATGCAAGATATTTTCTCCGCCACCAGACATCGCGTCTCCGAGGTCGATGTAGTCTGTAATGAAGATACCTGCAGAGTCGGATGTTGCTCCGGAAGAATTACCACGCTTGTTAAGAGTGCAGGTTTCGGGGACGAGCAGGTTGGTGTAAGTCGGCACACTCGTTTTATTGATCGTGCATACCTCTGCCGTGAAGCCGTCAGTGTCCTCAAATCTAATCGTATATGTGCCATCGGCAAGATGCCCTGACAAAGTGATGTGCTTGTTCTCGTCTACCGTGCCAAACACAGGCGTACCAAGCGCAGCAATGACCTGCTGCACAATGGCCTCCTGATCCTCAGCCGTCCAGTAATCAGTACCCTTGACAGGCGTTTTGCCTGCCGTACCCGTGCTGCCTTTCGAGCCGTTTTTCACCGTAAACGTGGAAGTTGTGCCATCGGTCAGCGTGACGGTAACTACATTGTTCCCACCATCAGCCGTGGAAGTTGTGGTCTGTTTTACGGAAGAAACGCCAACGCCATCGCTGCCATTACTACCGTCTTTGCCAGCACTTCCCGAATCGCCTTTGTCACCTTTTTCGCCCTTCAGATTAGCCGAAGACGCGCCAGATGCAGAAGTGACCGTCAAGGTTGTGCCGCTCCAAGAGTGTGTTGCGGATACGCCATCCTTACCGTTGCTGCCATTACTGCCGGAAGCACCAGTGCTTCCCTTGCTTCCGTTCTTGATGGTCACGGTTTTGCCATCGCTGAACGTTACGACATTACTACCGCCGTCAACAGTGCTTTCGCTAATAGAAGTGATGGTGATGGACGTGCCATCCTTGCCCGGACTGCCTGCCACTCCATCTGCACCAGCAGGGCCGGTATCTCCTTTATCGCCTTGAGGCCCAGCAGGGCCTGTAGGGCCTGTTTCACCCCTATCGCCCTTTTCACCCTTCTCGCCAGCTACACCCGCAGGTCCTTGAGGGCCGGTTTCACCCTGTGGGCCTTGCTCGCCTTGAGGGCCAGAGGGACCGGTATCGCCTTTAAACTCTCCAGACTCTGCCGCAGCCTGAATTGCAGAGCGAACCTCCTCCTCAAGTTCCTCAGATGTAACAGCATCAATCGGATTTTTGTCCAGATAATCTGCAACAGCATCGGCTACCTGTTCCACATCCACCTGGAATCCCTGCTCAATAAGTTCTCCCATGCGAGCCACGAGTCGACGCGCATCCTCCACCAGCAGGGCGAGTACAGGAAGGTCAGCATCAACCCCCGGCAAGTCCGGGTCATCACCGGGATCACCAATGGCAGGAAGCACCGTGAAAGATGCATACTCCATCGGCGTTTCAACTTCATAGCCGCCGTCTTCGAGCGGGATCAGTACGCGCACATCCCAAAAATACGTACGAGGCGACAAATCGGTGTCAGCCGAACTAAGCCTGATATCCAGCAGTTCGTCTGTCGCATCCAGCTTTTTCTTAATCACGGGCTGCGCAGATCCCGCACCGGTTTTCACGGTGAAATACGCAACCGATCCCTCGGGCAGGTCACGCCCGGAAAGATCGACCTTAAAAAACAGGCTGTCGCCCCGTGTTACCTCAATATCGTAACCGTTAAATCGATGCATCGTTCTTCGCCTCCAGCTCCTTCACTCTGGTTTCGAGCGCACCATATTTTTGGTACACGTCATCCAGAATCTGGCTCAATCGAATCACCAGCTGCCGCTCGTCAAACGACCATCTGGCAGGTGCCACGAGCGGCTCGTGCTGGTAAACCCGCTGGGGTTTTCGCTTTTCATCCACACTACTCACCTCAGTCCGTATCGGTCTCCGCCTCTATCTGTACGCCGCCGATCAAGCGCCAGGGAACGGTGCCGTTGCTCTCTATGAGCACCCGGAACCGCCGCCCGTTGCCGCCAAATACAACGCGGCGCTGTTTGGCAAGCTGACCCTTCAAAGGCGGATTGAACGTCAGCGTTTTGGTTTTCAGCTTCTTTTCGGTCTGAATGCTGATTTTCAGGTCAACAGGTTCCGCACAATCCACGGTCAGGTAAACGGTAAAGCTTCCCTTGGCAACATTCTTGTAGCCAAAGTCCTGCCAACCGCCCACCCACCTGGTCGGAAGCGGATTCTTTTCCTCCCAGCTGTCCTCTCTCCAGCGCCAGATTCGACCCGGTGTTGATGCGGAGGTGAAGAACAGACCGGACTCTGTGGGCAAGAACGACTCAACCTGCACGTCCTCACGCAGAAGCCACGTACGCTCAAGCGTGTTGAACATCAGCACTGCATTGTTGGTTTCTGACCCATCCAAAGGAAGCGCACAGTAGTAAGTGTTCCTGTACAGACAGCCAACAGCTTGATCAAGCGCCGAACGGTTCATACGCTCAAATACCAGCCGTGCATAGTCCTGATAATAAGGAGAAACGCTCTCGCCGTTGTACTGCACAAGGCCGTCACGGCCCAGCATCAGCATGCGCATGCCATCCACAGCCAGCGTGCGCGGATAAGACGTTCCGCCGCCGTACTGTTCGGAAAAGATGTACTCGCCTGGGTTGGTGCCAATCACGCGCCACACACGGGTCTTTTTCAGCGCAATCAGCTGAGAGCCAAACGTGGCAAGCGCCTCAAAGCTATCGCCATCCCACGACGGCTGCATGATGTCCCCTGCACCGTCTTCCGGGATTTCGTTGTTCTGCTCCCAGTTAAATGGATCATACGGAGCAGAATAGACCAGCATATCCGGGTCATTTT